TATGGTGCGGCCTGTGACCGCAACCAGGCTTCCATTGTCTTTGATGTGGCACGGCAGATGGTCGAGATGAGTCCGGCCCTGATGCGCCGCTCCAAGATACGGACGGCGGGCAAGCGCATCATCAATTATCGCAACGCCGGGTTCTACCAGGTGCTGTCGGCGGAAACCGGGACCAAACACGGACTCAATGTGTCGGGCCTGGTCTTTGACGAAATCCACGCCCAGCCGAACCGCAAGCTCTATGATGTCCTGACCAAAGGCTCCGGCGATGCCCGGGAGCAGCCGCTCTTCTTCATCATCACGACGGCGGGCAACGACAAGAACAGTATCTGCTATGAGTTGCACACAAAGGCCCTTGACTTGATGGCGGGCCGAAAGAAAGATTCCACCTTTTACCCCGTGGTCTATGGCCTGGAACATGAGGAAGACTGGACGGATGAAGCCAATTGGTACAAAGCCAATCCTTCTCTGGGGCATACCATTCAGATTGATCGCGTCCGGGAAGCCTATCGGAATGCTGTCGAAAATCCGGCGGAAGAGAATGTCTTTAAGCAGCTCCGGCTCAATATCTGGACTTCGGCCAGCATCCGCTGGATACCGGAACAGGTCTACGACAAGGGGAGCCTTCCCATTGACCTGGATTCCCTGCGGGGACGGATGTGCTACGGCGGGCTGGACTTGTCCAGTACATCGGATATCACGGCCCTGGTACTGGCTTTCCCGCCACGGAGCGATGATGAGAAATACATCCTGTTGCCTTTCTTCTGGCTGCCGGAAGACACGCTGGAACTGCGGTGCCGCCGGGACCATGTTCTCTACGACGTCTGGCAGAAGCAGGGCTTCATCCAGACGACGGAAGGGAACGTCATCCATTACGGCTTCATCGAGAAGTTTATCGAACGCCTGGGGGAAACGTACCACATACGGGAAATCGCCTATGACCGCTGGAACGCCACCCAGATGGTGCAGAACCTGGAAGATATGGGCTTCACCATGGTGCCTTTCGGCCAGGGGTTCAAGGATATGTCGCCGCCGTCGAAGGAGCTGTTCAAGCTCCTGATGGAAGGGAACATCATCCATGGCGGCAATCCCGTTCTCAAATGGATGGCCAGCAACGTCGTCATGCGCCAAGATCCTGCGGGAAACATCAAGCCGGACAAAGAAAAATCCGTCGAAAAGATTGACGGAATCGTGGCGTCCATCATGGCACTAGACCGCTGCATCCGCAACGGGACTGGCAGTGGCAGTGTCTATGACGAACGAGGTGTTATTGCATTTTAAAGACATTTGCAAAAATGGCAGGTGCTTTTTTGTGCCCGTTTTTGGAGGTATTTTATGAGAATCCCCTTTTTATCCAGCCTGTTCCGTACCCGGGACAAGCCTCAGAACTATTATATCGGCACGGATTTTCGTTATCTGTTCGGCCCCTCTGCCAGTGGCAAGACGGTGAACGAGTTCACGGCTATGCAGACGACGGCAGTGTATGCCTGCGTCCGCATCCTGGCGGAAACTCTGGCGGCCTTGCCGCTCCAGCTGTACCGTTACACGCCTGGCGGCAAGGAGCGGGTCTATGACCATCCGCTGTACCATCTGCTCCATGATGAGCCGAATCCGGAGATGACTTCGTTTATCTTCCGGGAAACGCTCATGAGCCACCTGCTCATCTGGGGCAATGCTTACGCCCAGATCATCCGCGACCGATTAGGGCGGGTACAGGGACTATACCCGCTCAGGCCGGACAAGATGACCGTCTGCCGGGATGACCGGGGAAAGATTTTTTATCTGTATACCAAGACGGGAGACGAGAATCCGAACATCAAGCCGTACGGGCAGGTGGCCCTGCAGAAGGAAGAAGTGCTGCATATCCCCGGCCTTGGGTTTGACGGCCTGGTCGGTTATTCGCCGATTGCCATGGCCCGCAATGCCGTGGGCATGACCATGGCCTGCGAGGAATACGGTGCCTCTTTCTTTGCGAACGGGGCCAGCCCCAGCGGGGTGCTGGAACATCCAGGCGTTCTGAAGGATCCGGCCAAAGTCCGGGATTCGTGGAATGCCGTCTACCGGGGGACGGGCAATGCCCACAAGGTGGCTGTGCTGGAAGAAGGCATGAAGTACCAGCAGATCGGCATCCCGCCGGAAGAAGCACAGTTCCTGGAAACACGGAAGTTCCAGCTCGATGAGATTGCCCGGCTCTACCGCATCCCGCCACACATGATTGGCGACCTGGAGAAAAGTTCCTTCAATAATATTGAGCAGCAGTCCATGGAATTTGTGAAGTACACGCTGGATCCATGGGTCATCCGCTGGGAACAGGCCATGCAGAAAGCCCTGTTCCTGCCGGAAGAGAAGAAACAGTATTTCCTGAAGTTCAACGTGAACGGTCTCATGCGCGGCGACTATGAGAGCCGCATGATCGGGTACAGCATCGGCCGGCAGAACGGCTGGCTGTCCGCCAACGATATCCGGGAGATGGAAGACATGAATCCCGTGTCGGATGAAGAGGGCGGTAATCTATACCTTGTCAATGGCAGCATGACCAAGCTCAAGGATGCCGGGGCTTTTGCCCAGAAGGGAGATACGAATGAAACATAAATTTTGGAAGTGGGTGACTAACGAAGCACCGGATTCTTTCGGCAGTGAACGGACGCTGTATCTGGACGGCCAGATTTCGGATGAGACCTGGTGGGGCGATGAAGTGACACCGAAGGCATTCAAAGAAGAACTGAATGCGGGCAGCGGCGATATCACACTCTGGATCAACAGTCCGGGCGGTGACTGTTTTGCCGCTGCCCAAATCTATAACATGCTCATGGATTATCCGGGGAACGTCACCGTCAAGATTGACGGCCTGGCCGCTTCGGCTGCGTCCGTCATCGCTATGGCCGGGACCAAGGTCTGCATGTCGCCAGTGGCCATGCTGATGATCCATAATCCGGCGACCCTGGCCTATGGCGATCAGGCAGAGATGGAAAAGACCATCGGCATGCTGAGCGAAGTCAAGGAGAGCATCATCAACGCTTACGAAATCAAGAGCGGCCTGGCCCGCACGAAGATTTCGCACATGATGGATGACGAGACCTGGCTCAACGCGAAGAAGGCCGTGGAACTTGGCTTTGCCGATGAAATCCTCTTCGACCAGAAGAAAGACGATGGGGAGCAGCCGGAAGCCATGATTTACACCCCTGTTACTGTCACCAATTCGTTAGTACAGAAATTAAAACCACGTGAACCTGTCAATAAAGTGCCAGCCGCTTCCCTGGAGAACCGGCTGGCATTGCTCATTCATTAAGGAGGACAACAATGGATACGATTTTAGCACTGCGTGAGAAACGCAAGAATCTGTGGGATGCCGCCAAGAATTTTCTGGATACCGTCCGTGATGAAAACGGCATGGTCTCTGCAGAAGATGCGGCTCGCTACGACAAGATGGAAGCGGATGTGGTGAACCTCGGCAAAGAAATCGACCGCCTGGAACGCCAGCAGCAGCTCGATGCCCAGCTGTCCCAGCCGACCACGATGCCGATTACTGAACTCCCTGGCGCAGGCCAGAATGGAGCAGAAAAGAGAGGCCGTGCGTCCGATGCCTATCGTAAGGCTTTCTGGGACAGCATCCGCCATAAGAACTTCATTGATGTACAGAACGCCCTGAGTGCAGGCACCGATGCTGATGGTGGCTATCTGGTACCGGACGAATTCGAACACCAGCTCATCGACAAGCTCCAGGAAGAGAATTTCTTCCGCGGCCTGGCCACGGTCATCCACACCAGCGGCGACCGCAAGATTCCCATCGTGACGGGTCATGGCGAAGCGTCCTGGATGGAAGAGAACGGCCTCTACCCGGACAGCCAGGATACCTTCGGCCAGCAGTCCATCGGGGCGTACAAGCTGGGGACGGCTATCCGTGTGTCGGAAGAACTGCTGAACGACAGCGCTTTCGACCTGGAAAGCTACATTGCCGGTGAATTTGCCCGCCGTATCGGCACGAAGGAAGAAGAAGCCTTCCTCACCGGTGACGGGAAGAACAAGCCGACTGGCGTGTTCCCGTCCGCGGAGCTGGGCGTGATAGCCAATGGCGCATCCATCACCTTTGATGATGTCATCGACCTGTATCACTCCCTGCGCATCCCGTACCGCCGCAAGGCCGTATGGCTCCTGAACGATGCAACCATTAAGGCCTTGCGCAAGGTGAAGGACAACAACGGCAACTACATCTGGCAGCCGTCTGTCACCGCAGGTACGCCGGATACTATCCTGAACCGTCCCTGCTACTGCACTTCCTTTGCACCGGAACTGGCGGCGGGCAGCCGTCCCATGCTCTTCGGGGACTTCAGCTACTACTGGATTGCCGATAGGGAATACCGCTCCTTCAAGCGGCTTAACGAATTGTATGCCGCCAACGGCCAGATCGGCTTCCTTGCCAGCCAGCGCGTCGATGGCATGCTGATGCTCAAGGAAGCGGTCAAGGCCCTGGAGATGAAAGCGAAGGGATAAGCCATGATTGTGACGCTGGAAGAAGCCAGGGAATACCTGCGGATTGATGAAGATGACACGAGTAATGATGACGTCATCCAGTCTTCCCTGGAAACAGCCCAGGCCCTCTGCCTGGATATATCCCGTTGCGAGGAAGCCGATGCCGAAGAGAATCCCGTGGTTTTTCACGAAGCGATTCTCTTCGCTGCGGCTTTTTTATATGAGCACCGGGAGGAAGCGGACTACGCAGGCCTTTTGAAACGTCTGCGCTGGCTGCTGTTCGGGGTCCGGCGGAGCTGTTTTTGAAAAGGGGGATGCCCATGAAGACGGGGCTTTTGAATAAACGGATTGAGATTCTGGGAAAGCAGGCCGTGACGGATGAATATGGTTTCGATACCCAGGCCGACGTCGTAGTGTACCGCTGCTGGGCATCCATCGAGCCTGCCCGGGGCAAAGTGTTCTATGAGATGGAACGCAAGGCGGACACGGAGTACAGCAAGATCACCATTCGCTGGCGTCCGGGTGTCACCCACGATATGAAGGTGAAGTATCAGGATCACCTCTACGACATCGATACCATAGTTGACCCGTATATGCGCCATGAAGCTCTGGAACTGTACTGTACGGAAGAAGTGAGGGGGACGGACAATGAGCGGAAGTGACTTTGAGGTCAAAGGATTGGATGACCTTTCAGAAAAACTGCTTTCTGCTATTGAAGAGTTTCCCGGCACTACCGAAAAGGGCCTGGTGACGCTTGGCAACAAGCTCAAGAAGGAGTGCGTAAAAAACACGCCGGAAGGCAGCACGGGCAAGCTGAAGAAAGGCTGGAAGCATAAGGTGGAAGGCTACAACGGTTCCGAGCTGGTCTATGAGCTGATCAACAAGCATCCCGTACATCACCTCTTAAATAACGGCCATGCGAAGAAAACACCTGGCGGCAGGACCGTGGGCTATTATGAAGGCCAGCACTATACGGAGAAATCCGTCAAGGTCTTCGAAGCCAGCGACTTGCAGCCGGGACTGGAGAGACTCACGAAGAAGCTCCTCAAGAAAGCAGGCGGCACATGATCCATGATATCGATATCTTGCAGGCGGTGCAGCAGAAACTCAAAGAGCGGTTCCCGTACCCCGTCTATTTGCAGGAAGTCAAGGAAGGCTTTGCGCCGCCGGCCTTTTTCCTGAAGACAATGACGGTAGCGACGCCGCAGAAAGAAAACGAGGTCTACCGGGATACGGACCTCTACATTACGTATCTGCCGAAGAAGCAGGAAAAAAGCACGGCCATCTACGCCGTGCTTTTTGCTGCGGAAAATTTATTCCGGGACGGACTGAAAGTCGGCAACCGTTATCTCCCTGTCGTGTCTATGAGTGAGGAGCTGATGGGGACGGACAATGACGGCGGGCGTCTGACGCTGACCTTCCAGTACTATGACGCCCGGGAAAAAGAAGAAACGGCAGAAATCATGAAGGTACTGCATCAGCGGTATCAGGGAAAGGAGACGTAACCCATGAAAATGCCATCCATTAATATCGCGTTCAAAGAAAAAGGCATCAGTGCCGTCGAACGCAGCGAACGCGGTATTGTCCTTCTGATTCTGAAAGAAGAGACACTGCCGTCCCAGACGGAAGTGAACCTGTACACGGCAGATGACATTCCCAAAGAACTCTCAGACAGCAACCGTGAGCAGCTGGAACTGACCCTTCGCGGCTACGTGAACAGTCCGAAGAAGGTCATCGCCGAAATCATCAGCAAGGATGCAGAAGATTATACCGATGTCCTCAAGGCCATCGAGAACAAGCGCTTCGATTACCTAGTCATCCCGGACATCGAAGAAAACCACATCGACACTATCGCGACCTGGATCAAGGGGATGCGGACGAATAAGAATAAGCGCATCAAGGCCGTCCTGCCGGACTGCACGGCGGATACGGAAGGAGTCATCAACTTCGTCAATCAAGTCATCCGTACGAAAACGAAGACCTACACGACGGCCCAGTACTGCGGGCGCATCGCGGGCATCATCGCAGGAACGCCGATGACCATTGCCTGTACGTATGCGCCGCTGCCGGAAGTCATCGGCTGTGACGTCTGGACGAAGGAAGAAATGGATACCATGACGGATGCCGGCAAGCTGTTCTTTTTCTTTGACGGGGAAAAGGTCAAGCTGGGCCGCGGAATCAACTCCCTGGTCACGACAATCCAGGGAAAAGGCGTATCGTTCCAGAAAATCAAGCTCGTCGATTTAATGGACATGATGTATGACGATATCCGCACCACAGCCCAGGATCATTACCTTGGCAAGTATGCCAACAGCTATGCCAACCGATGCCTCCTGGTGACGGCTATCCAGGGGTATCTTGACCAGCTGGCCCAGGAGGGCCTGCTGGAACAGGGGCAGAACACGGCTTATATCGATGTGGAATCCACGAAGATTTGGCTGGCATCCAATGGCAAATATACGAAAGAGGAACTGGCGGACATGTCGGAAATGGACATCAAGCTGGCCAACATCGGCAGCAATGTCTTCATCGCCGTAGATGCTTCGCTCCTGGATGCCATGGAAGATGTCACGATTGCCGTCAATATCTGAGGAGGTGAAGTACAGTGAACAGCATGGAAGCCAAACGGGTGATGAACGGAAAGTATGCCGACCTCTATATCGACGGCGACCTCATGGCCGAAGCCACGGCTTTCAAGGCCGAGGTCACCCTGACCAAGGAAGAAGTGAAGATGCTCCGCCATGTCGGCAAGGGCTACAAGGTCACGGGCTATGACTGCAAAGGGCAGCTGAAGCTCCATAAAGTCTCGAGCTACATGATCAAGAAGATGAACGACAACATTAAGGCGGGCAAGCAGACCGTCGTGACCATCGTCTCCGTCCTAGATGACAAGGATGCCATAGGCAGCGAACGCATCGTCATCAAGGATGCGACCTTTGACAGCCTCATTCTGGCCGACTGGGAAGTGGACAAGATGGGCGAGGAAAGCTACAGCTTCACTTTCTCGGACTGGGACCTCTTGGATTTAGCATAAGGAGAACAAGCACATGAATATGGTAGACCGACTGCTGAAAGCAGATGTAGTGAACAAGCTGGCCGAACGGCCTGAAAAGAAAGTGAAGATGGAACGGCTCTCGAAGTTGTTCGGATTCGATTTTATCATCACGCTCCGGGCTATCGACCCAGAACGCTACGCCGATATCCAGAAGATGGCCGTGGACTTCACCAACGGCAGCGCCGATAACATCGACATTTATCAGATGCAGACCCAGACGCTCCTGGCGGGGATTGCCGACCCGGACCTCAAGAACAAGGATCTGCTGGAAAAATTCGGGGCCGTACTTCCTGGTGACATCATCCGCAAGCTCTTCCTGGCAGGTGAGATTGCTGATCTCACAGCGCAGATCACAGAACTCAACGGCTATACGACCCAGGAAAAGGCGGACAAAGCCGTAAAAAACTGATCCGGACCGATGGCGAAGTGCAGGCAATGTATCTCCTGTTCCGGGAGCATCACCTGCTGCCGTCAGCGGTCATGAAACTGGGATACGGCGAACGGCAGGTGCTGTATGCTTTCATCCGCTATGAGATGGAAGAACGCGATAAAAAAGTATCTTCAGCATTATCGGATTAACTGCTGAAAATACGGCTATCTGCCATAAAGTCATAAGGCAGGCTCAAGCCACTTAGATATTTCATAGACGAAGTCGCTTTTTTTCTTGCATTGTGGGTGGCCGACACGTAGTACATGAAAGGTTTGATTGCCCAGGGTGGAAATGGCTTCCTGCCAGGGCATTTTTCTTTTCCCAATGTCTTTAAAACCGTTGTAATGAATATTATAACGGTCAAAAACGTTAGGGATGTAATCGTCATAATACCAAGATGTATAAAAAATGATATGAGTAGGATGTATTACCTTTAATTCCTGCTGAAGGACTTTTAGGTTTAGGATACAGTTGGATTTTACAAAATCTGAGGTAGTATCCTTTCCTCCGGAATTGTTGCATTTGACAATATTGGTAAATGCGATGTGTTCTATAGAATCGTCACCGAATATTCTCTGAGTGATAGCACGAGTATAGCTCCAATATGGCCAGCTTTTGTTCCACAGAGATTCACGGGTATATTGAAAGGGATTGCGGAAGCCGTCTTCAATCGTGCCGGGATTGTTTCTGGCATTTTTACCGACAAATAGAATTCTCTTGGAAGTTTTATTAAAATCGGAACCTACGCACCAGCAGCCAATCGGTAAGGATAAATGTTCTTTCTTGTGACATTCTTCACAGATTTTGCAAGTACCAAGCTCCATATGGTGATATCGTTCAGCTAATCTTTTTTCTGTTTCATTGAAATAGCGCATTGGAATTCCTCCGTAACGATAGATTTCTTTTATCTTACTATATTTTTAATATCTGTAACAACATTGAGAGGTGAAACAGCATGGCCAATAATGTCATCGATGCCGCCATCCGGCTGCGGGATTTGTTCACGCCGACCGTGCATAGCGTCAATGCCAGCCTGGGGACCATGAAGACCCAGATGGCGGCGGCGAAACAATCGGTCAGCGGACTGTCGGACAAGCTGACGGAGCATGAGCGCATCCAGAAACGGACGGCGAAGAGCATCGAGCAGACGGGAAGCAAGATTTCCGGCTTATCAGACAAGATAGCCCTGCTGTCAGCCCCCATCCTGGCAGCCGCAACGGCAGGCTTCAAGCTGCACAGCGACTTTGCCAACGGTATCGCCAAGATTTCGACTTTGGTCGACACGACGGTTGTTTCCATGCAGAAGGTCAGTGATGAGATTCGTGCTGTCAGCGATGAAACGGGCGCAGGTGTCGCTGATCTTTCGGAATCGGTCTACCAGGCCATTTCCGCTGGTGTCGATGCGGCCCATGCCGTGGGCTTTGTCAAAGACATGACAATTGCTGCGAAAGCCGGCTTCACCGACACGACGACTGCCGTTAACGGTGTGACCACGGTCCTCAATGCCTATGGAAAATCGGCAGAAGAAGCCACGGCGGTGACGGACCAGATGCTCCTGGCACAGAACTTCGGCAAGACATCCTTTGGCGAGATGGCCCAGTCCATGGGCAATGTCATCCCCATTGCGGCACAGCTCAATGTCAGTACCCAGGAACTGTTCGGTTCCATCGCCGTCCTGACCAAGAACGGTATCCGGACCAGCGAGGCCATTACCGGACTCAAGGCGGCTTACAGCAACATCCTGAAGCCGTCTGCCGAAGCGGCGAAACTGGCTCAGTCCCTTGGCCTTGAGTTCAATGCGGCTCATCTGCAGAGCGTGGGCTGGGTGAAGTTCCTGGACGAAGTGAAGCGGGCGACAGGCGGCGATGCCGAACAGATGGCCCAGCTCTTTGGCTTTGTCGAGGGCCTGAACAGCATCCTGGTCCTGACGGGCAAGGGAGCCGGGGACTTCGATAAGGTCATGGACCAGATGGCCCAGTCTGCCGGCATGACCCGGGAAGCCTATGAGAAGATGCTGACCCCGTCGGAGCAGATGCAAATTACCATGAACCAGCTGAAGAATGCCGGCATGGATTTAGCAGTGTCGTTTACGCCGTACTTCAAGGCCATGTCGATGCGCGTCAAGGAACTGGCTGCCTGGTTTCGTGCGCTTACACCGGAACAGAAAACGCTGATTGGCCAGGTGGCTTTTGGCATCGTGACCTTCCAGCTCTTCGGTTCCACCCTGGGGCGGGTGCTGACGGTCGGCGGCAGGGCTTTTGGTACTTTCAACTCTATTGCCACGGGCATTAGCAAAGCCGGCAGTGTCTCGAAGTATCTCTCGACCCAGTTCAAAGGACTCATTCCGGTCTGCCGGGGCATTGCCATCGTGGCCAGGGGCATGGGCAGTACCTTTCTGACTGCCGGACGCATGATGATCACCATCATCCGTGCCGTAGGCGCCGCAGCCATGGCCAATCCCATCATTATCATCATTGCCGCGATTATTGCTGCCTTGTACCTTCTGTGGAGGAACTGGGATACCGTGTCGCATTATATCGAACAGGCTATACAGGCTGTATCGGACGCCGTCGATGCAGGGATGAACTGGATCAGTTCTGCCTGGGACGGAGCCATGAACGGCATCAGCGAGACGGCCTCCAGTATCTGGGAAAGCATCAAGGACACCTTTCGCAGCGGTGTGAACTGGGTCATCGACCAGGTGAACGGCCTGATTTCCAGCATCAACGGCCTGTCTATCGACATTCCGTCCCTGACGGGAGGGGCGCCGACCCATGTGGGATTTGATATCCCAAGTATCAGCCACTTTGAAAGCGGTGTCGAGAACTTTCGTGGCGGCTTTGCCGTCATCAATGAAGACCGCCGGGGCGAGCTGGTACACCTGCCCAACGGCAGTACGGTCATACCTCATGATGAAAGCATCCGTCAGGCCATGAACGCCGGCAGCGGCGGCATCACCATCTGCATTGATACGATGAACGTCCGCAGCGAGCAGGACATCGACGCCGTCGCTGAAAAACTCGTCGAAAAAATGAGACTGTACGGCATGAACCGCATGAAAGGAGCGACCCTCTGATGAGTTCTTTCTTAGCATCTCTGTTGAACGCCATCGGCCAGGCTGCATCTTCCCTCACGATTTCTCTCTCTTCTGAATCGGCAGCGGTGGTCTTTCCCGTCCTGCCTTCGGAGCTGATGGTATCTGTCAATACGAATCATGGCACGGTGAACATCAATAACTTCGGCGACTACCTCATGATGGGAAAGACGGGACTCAGGACACTGACCCTTTCCGGATTTTTCCCAGCACAGGATTATCCCTTTGCCATGATGGGCCTTGCGCCTTATACA